TGTATGCGGTAATCCCTGTTACCTTAGTTTCTTCAACTAACATTTTACAGGTAAATCCACGATCTTACAATAAGGGGGTTCTTTTTACTTTGTCACGGGCACTACATATTGTACTAAAATTAAAAAGTCACTGTCGTCCAACTAGCAACACGACCATCGCCATGCATGGATCGCGGGATGTGCACCGTACCACTAATCGCCGATAAATTCCGTAAGCGATGAATGATGGCAGTCGCATCCCAATTAGCGCTACTACGACGAATAAACAAAGTGTCTCCAACGTGGACACCACCACGTAGTCGGAATGAGTTCACCGACCCTACTGTTCCTGTGGTGATTGACAAATTACCCCAAGGATTCGTAAACCACAAAGCTGGCGTTACTCCCGCACTCCATCCACCACTTGCTGGCACAGACCTATTCGAACGAATATCTATTGAATTACTACCATTTTGCGCAAGAAAAACCGAGGAGCTAATAGTACCGCCGCTAATACGGCTGGCTGAAAGTGTTCCGCCTGTAATACTATTCGCACTCAAATTTGCCACAGTAATGTTTCTAGCATCTAAAGTACCACCACTTATACGACTGGCTGACAGTGTTCCCCCTGTAATACTATTCGCACTCAAATTTGCCACAGTGATATTTCTAGCATCTAAAGTACCACCACTTATACGGCTGGCTGAGAGTGTTCCCCCTGTAATACTATTCGCACTCAAATTTGCCACAGTGATATTTCTAGCATCTAAAGTACCACCACTTATACGACTGGCTGACAGTGTTCCCCCTGTAATGCTGTTCGCACTTAAATTTGCTACAGTAATGTTTCTAGCGTCTAAAGTACCGCCACTAATGCGGCTGGCTGACAGTGTTCCCCCTGTAATGCTGTTCGCACTCAAATTTGCCACAGTAATGTTTCTAGCATCTAAAGTACCGCCACTAATGCGGTTGGCTGACAGTGTTCCCGTTGTGATCATGTTTGCTGTGATTGCGCCCGTGCTGATGTGGCGCGCCTGAATCGCGTCAGTAGCGATCCTCCCTGCCGTAATCGAATTTGCTGCAATTCGATCAGCATTCAACGTACCAGCCCGAATCCGATCACCATGCATCTCATGCGTTGTAATCCGATCAGCTCTAACAAGCCCAGCTCTAATATGCCTCGCTTCGAGCGCATCAGTGTGGATATGTCTGGCTATAATCGCATTACTCGCAATCCGCTCCGCTGCAAAACTACCACTCGTGATTCGAGCTGCATCAAGATTGATGATTCGGACATTCCCTGCATTCAGTTCACCTGTTGTGATCATATTCGCTGTAATTGCATTAGTCGCAATGTGATTAGCAGTAATTGCACTTGCTACAATTCGATTCCCTGTAATTGTATTTGCTGCGATTCGATCGCCATCGATCGTATTAGCACGCATGTGGCCAGTTGTAATCGTTTCTGCAATGATGCGATTTGCATTCAATGAACTTGTCGCAATTCGATCACCACTTATCGTGTTAGCGCGCATATGATTCGTGGTAATAGCTTCCGCCACAATCCGATTCCCAGTAATTGTATTTGCTGTAATTCGATCGCCATTCATCGTATTGACTCGGAGACGATCACCATCAATGGTATCTACTCTCATATGGCTAGTGATGATTGAATTAGCTGCGATATGACCTGCGCCAATGGCATTAGCATTGATCTGATTTCCAGTGATGCTATTTACAACAAGTCGATCAGCATTTAATGAATTTGTTGCGATCCGATCACCGTTGATCGTATTCGCTTGCATGTGCCCAGTCGTAATGGTATTAGCTCTAATAGCGCCACCATCAATTTCCACAGTATCTAAATAGCGCCATTCACTCGTTAGATCATTTAAGCCACTAAGTTCCATTTCTAACTTTTCCAGTAGGATCTGGACATTCGGTAAAGTCGTTTGATTCAAACGATCAAGTTCTGTCCGTAAACTAGGAAGAATACTTGTATTTAAACTATCAATCTCATTTTCGTTTTCCCTCAATCGTTCATCCAAAACAACGAGCTTTTGGTCTAGCTCTTTCAGTTCTCTTTGCAGCCCCTCCAATATCCTTGCATTTTCTTCAAGATTTGGTCTAACTTCATTCTCCAGCTCATCATTTAGACGGTCCAATTCCTTTTCAACGCGAGCCATCTCACGAGCTATTTCTTCTCTCAGCCTCTCATCAGGCGCAGTCGACATGACAAATTCCCATTCAGCACCATTCCAAGTCCAAAGCTCTGTATGCTCACCATTCGGGCGATACCATAGATCGCCTACCCTTAAAGGCGGGCGCGGTTCAACTGGTCCAAAGAAAACCGTATTCTTTCCATTTGCTGCTGTCAAAGCGTAATTTGCATCATTAGCAACTTCTTGAACTTCTCTTTCTAGGTCTCTTATTCGATCACCCAAGTTTGGGCGCAAATCTCCAACGTGGATTTCATCATATTGATCTAACAGAACATTCCATTTAATTCTCACAATTTTCGCCTCGGTGTCAATTCCGAGCTTTTCGAACCTAACAGGTACGATATCACACAAATTTAACTCTTCATATCTGGTACCAGAAAACTCCAATGTTTTGGTTAAATCCACAAAACTAACTGACATTGACACTCGCGGCACCCCAACCCTGTTATTCGTAATATAACTCTTGGCTAACTCGCGAAGTCGCTCAACTGTCGGGCGTTCTTCAGCTTGAAATCTATCCGAAAAATCAACCGACAACACACGTCTATTAGGAAACGAATTGACGTGTTTCGAATCGACAATAGTTTCTGGGATTGTAATAATATCCTCTCCCCTTTCACTTTTGTAGATAGCAAAAGGATAGATAGAGGTGAATGTTGTCGTGATATTTTGTTCTTGACTAAGATCTGTAATATTCCTTCCATACGAAATTAAAGTGTTAGCATTCCCGCCCCGATGGTGGAGCAGGTGGATATGCTCATTGTCCCACATATACTCACCACCAAACAGATCCAAAAGAGAACCTCGCACACCACCCAGAAACTGTCGAGCGTTTTGATAGTCCTTTATAGTTAGATTGATGTTTCTAGTGGCAATTATATCAGTCGACACTCTCATCCCATGATTCCCACCAATCAAGGCATCACGCCACGCATTTAGCGCAGCCTGTGCCGTGTGGTTATTCAATATCATTTCTGGTGGCAAAGCTAAATCTTTCGTAATGTAAGACATATGTTGTGCATATACGTTAATGACACCATCTGATTTTTTATCAATTCGTTTGATTCGGAATCGTTGCTCTTTCAAACGGTGTCCAGCATCTACTTTAATGAGATTATCAGTCACTAATTTATCAGCATGAAGCCCAGTCAAAGGATACTCCATCTCCAAATCAAACAAACCATTTCTCTCTTCACTCACAACACAAGAAATCGCATCTCTTAATATACCCAACCCTAAATGACCAAAATTTGTTTCCATCGCATCATACAAAATCGGATGACTCATACTAGCGCCCCCAATCTGGAAATCATATGCATTTCTACACCCTGCGGAAACGTGATGCGATTGTTCCCTGGTCGCAAAACTGGAAAACCATCATACATTTGATTGAATATCGTACGTTGCCCATCTAAACTTGTAATGGTCTGGCTTTCTGTATCAACAATACAGCCACCGTTCGCGATTTCCCTTAATCGGAGTCGTTGATCACCAATATGGATATCAATATTACCACTACCTAAAATTCTCAAGCGAGGCTCAGCATCAATGTTGTAAGAATTGTTAATCACTTCATTGTTCATGACTGGATGCTCAACCAGTCCACTGCACAAATATTTGATTGGATGGAATTTAAAATTAATTATTCCTTTCCCAACTGTTTTTAACAAATGATTAATATTATATTGTTGATAACACATCGCACGGTACACAAAATCATGATCAGCTGACCATACAAAATCATGCCACCCAACATCAGTCAACAACCAATTGCTGATTTCTGTTAATCGTTGTTCAATGTTAATATCACTCATTAACATCACTGGTATGTCTCGTTCTATATTTTCATAGCGATCACGATCAAACGTTAGCGATCCGTTTCGACCATCAACTGCTATGCTTTCAATTGCTCGACTAGGACTAGCAAACACTATATCACGGGCAATAATCAAACCCATTTCACAACTCGTTCGCCCTTTATATGTAAACACATCAACCGCCTCCCATCTGCATGTTAGTTCTTTGAGTATGCCACGCAATACCCTCTGATAATTTTTGGATATCATGATCATCTCGAATATAAATTTTTGCACCATCAAACATTTTTGAGAAATTAATGCTATTGCTAAATTGATTAGAAGACATGTTCGCCCGCACATCGTTTCCGCCACTGCCTATTTGAGATATAGACCTATCAAGATTGCTTTGCATCAAACTAGATAATGGAGCTGGCATGACTTGGGCACCGCGAGGCAAATTCACAATCTCAGGTCCACGTTCCCCAACCCAAGTCAATCCACCACGCCAATTGAATGTTCCATTCGCGTTTTGTCCAATTGATCCGAAAGGATTATTTCCTATTTCAACATACTCAACTTCTAATCGGTGACGATTGAAATTCAAAGCGTTCCAACCCGCAGCAAAGAAGCCTTGCTCTTCGTTCATATTGCGCCTCCAACGTTGCGTGAAGCTTAACTGACGCCCTGTTTCAAGGTCGATGTTTCGGGATATATCGGAATAAGTATCAGCATAATATTCTAACTGATCATCTAAGGCCTGCTCATACTCAGCACGTTGATCTTCATGTCCCCGCATAATCGAATCACGTACAAGATCCAAATGTTCATCCGTCAACTCATTTACACCGTCAAAATGATCGCTCAAATCCTCTTGTTCTTGTTCATAGTTTTCTAACGCGGCATCAAGATTCTCATCTCTATAGCGTTCGTTCAATTCCAACAAAGCCTCCAACTGTTCTTCCGTCATCCCGCCTTGAGTCACAAAGTTATCTCTAAGGTTTTGATGTGCTTGATTAAATGATGTATTTTCAATACCCTCAATATAATTGTAGTGTTCTTTCAACAAGTACACCAATGCATTATAATGATCATAACCCATAGTAAGCCCCGACCTATGATGCGCTCGCAAACTTTCTTCGATATTGTCGTGCTGTTGATTGATAGCATTTAGTTCATCTTGGTGACGATAACCCATTTCACTTAATATTGCCGAGTAATGCTCTTGAGTCATGCTAAGTCCTGCCCCATGATGATTCGCCAACAAAGCAAGCTCTCTACTCGTTCTTTCCTCCAGAGCCTCTATTTGATTACCATGATTTTCCCTAGCCATTTCTAGTAGCCTTAAAAAATGTTGTTGCTGTTCCGCTTCCTCAAGATTATGCCAGTTTGCCATAACAAACTCGCGCTCTCCTAAGTGTGTAACGAGACTCTCCATTGCATCATAACGATATTCTTCCATTAGTCCTAGCAACGTATTAAAATGCTCTTCGACCACTTGACCCTCTTCATCAAATGCCTTTTCGAGATAACTCAACATCTGTGCTTGTCTTTCCTGTTGATCTGTTATCCTCCTATTCCATCCCTCATAGGCTTCCAGAACTCTAGCATCAATTTCTTCCTGAGTCAAAATCCCCTCTTCCTCGTAGTGTTCGCGCATGATTGCAAGCCCTTCATCACGACGCCTTTCAAGTTCGGCAATAGTATGATTCGTCATATTTGTAATCATATAGGCCATTTCATACATTTGCCCCTCGGTTACCTCGTTCATCGTGCTACCTAAGGCCCTAATTTCAGTCATAGCCTCTATGTGCATCCTCGCAAAGGAACCGACAATTTCTTGCGTCTCCTCTGATATTCGTTCTGACGCATCACCCACATAGCCCTCTAGACCAACTATCTTATCAGCCAGATCATCAATTGACGGAATCGCCTCCTGATATGTTGCCCTGTAAATGCCGTATATTGCACCAACAATCAATGCACCTGCTGCAACAAACGGCGCGGCTTTAACTGCTAATAATCCTAGCTTAAAAGTCCCTAAAGCAGCCTTTGCACTACCCAAACTCCCTACAAGTCCAGTCGTGCCTAACGCAGTTTTCACCCCACCAAGTGCCGCCCCTCCTTTAAGGACTGCCAAAGCAGTTTTAAGACTACCCAAAAACATTATAAACTTACCACCTATAATAAGTGCTGGACCTATAGCAGCTGCAATACCAGCGATTCGAATAATCGCTTCCTGCGTCTCTGGATTCAACTCATTAAACCTATCTACCATGTCAGATATCCATCCAACACCAGTACGCAATGCAGGTACTAATATTTGGAAAATAACAATCCCTGCCTCTTCAAGCTGAGCCCGCATGATAGCTAAATCACTATGCAAGTTATTTTGCATCGTATCAGCAAATTTTTGAGCGTTCCCATCCGCATTGGCAAGATTGTTAATCAGATTATTAAAATCATCATCAGACGCATTAATAATATGAGACATCCCTGTTAATGCTGTTGTTCCGAATATTGTTGATAGTGCAGCATTTCGTTGTTCAGTACTCATTCCATCTAAGCCATTGCGTAAATCCTTTAAAACTGAATTAAGAGGTTTCGCCTCTCCCTCAGCATCAAACATTGTGATACCCAATTTGTCCATTTGGGCTGCTGCTTCTGCAGTTGGATTTGCTAATTCTGTGATAGCCGCTCTTAAAGATGTCCCTGCTTGTGATGCAGCCATACCACCATTGGCCATGAGACCAATTGCCAGTGAAACATCTTCAATCGTATAGCCAAAAGCACCAGCCACTGATCCAACATACTTTAGAGCTTCCCCTAACCCTGCCACGGAGATGTTAGAATTTTTATTGGCTGTTGCTAGAACATCTACCACTCTCCCTGCATCACTCGCTTCCAAACCAAACGCATTAATTGCAGATGTCACAATCGAGGTAGAACGAGATAAATCAAGCCCACTAGATGCTGCAAGATTCAAGACACCAGGCAAGGCATCATAGACTTGCGCGGCATTCCAGCCTGCAAGACCCATTTCATCCATTGCCCCTGCAACCTGTCTAGCCCCAAAAATGGTCGAACTCCCTAACTCTCTGGCCACGCGTTCAAGTTTTGCTATTTCTTCTGCTGATGCTGATGTTGTCGCCTCTACAGTAGACATCTTCCTTTCAAATTCAGTCCCTACGATAGTGGCTGCTGTGGCTATACCTACTAGTGGTGCCGTCACATATTTAGATAACCCTTGTCCAACGGCAACCATATTTCCACCTACACGCTGAGTGGTATTTATCATTTCATTCATTTCACGTTGAAAGTCTGAAATGTTAGCTCCAACTCTAACGACTAGTGCTGACATCTATACCAACCTCCTCTAGTAGTTTTATTGCCTCAGATACATCTGGCTGTGTATATTGTTCTTTGTTGGAATCACACCTTAAATCGGGATATAACCTTTCATAAGGAGAACCATTTTTTCGAGTTACATTCCTTTGAGCTTGATAGTGTTCCAATGAACGCGTTTCACTCAACATCAAATTGTGATGTTGACGTTTTCTGATAACAATATTTAATTGTTTAAGGGTCAGCTGATTGAAATCACCCCACTGTAAACCCGCCATCAAACCTTCTGCCCTCAAATCATCCCAACTGGGGCGCTCTCGTTTCCCGTCACTGCCTCGGACATCTCCTCTTTAGGTGCAAAAGCCGAATTAAATTCTTCATATAGCTCCAGAGCAAAGGCATCATAATTAGTGGTCACTTTCAAAATATCATTAATGACTTCTCCTGCATGCTTCTCGCTATACTTTCTTCCCTCTCCACTTTCCAAAGCGAAGCGAAACAACTGACGTAATGTTTTCGGACTCAACAATGCATTTCCAACTTTTTCAATCGTCAATCCCGTTGCCTCTTCAAAATTTACTAGTGCATTAAAACTGAAAAGGATTCGATACTCATTGCCATTTTCTCCAGTGAATACTCTCATTACTAATCAGTCTCCTTAACTTTCTTTTTAGCATCCTCTGCTTTTTTAGCCATAGCCAATTGCTCAATGACTAATCCACTATCCGAGAACATAGCCAAACTTTGCGGCACATTCCCCTTTCTCAATGGACCTGTCCCTTTAAAGTTCAATGTATAAGTGATCAAGTCTCCATGTGGCAAAGTTAGTGGCAAGCTCGTTGCTAGGGCTTGACCAGAATACCCTTGACCGCTCGGCATAGTCACATAAATATCAAAAATTCCTGTCATTGGCGTGTGATCTATTGACATAAAAGAATCCTCTATTGCTGCAAGCGCTGTGTCACCTAAGACCCATGCGCCATCAAGACTCACATCCCAATTCCTCAAGCCCGCAATACTCGTTTCCCAACCAGAAGTATCGTCTTTTGATGTTGTATCAATTTCCCCCATAGCTCTATTAATCGTTCCACCACGCTGTCCTGAAATTGCGATCAAATTTCCATCTTGAACGATATGCACCTTTGCTGTTAATCCTGTTGCTTTCATTTACATTTCCTCCTCATCCATGAGCCAAATTTCAAAATCTGTCTCGCAGTAATAGTAGGCATCAGATGTTTCCTCTACTTCTATGTTGAGAAACTTCTGACGCAAAGTAAAAGCACCTTCGACTTCTAATGGTGTCAAAAGTGCCTCTTGTATTTGCTTCAAAATAGTAAGGGCAAATCCCTTTTCTTTTGCACGAGTGCTAATACTGATTCTTTGCGTAACAGCATAGCCACTGCCACTTTTACTTATTAACTCCTCTGGTTGATCAGCTTTCATCAAACCTAATACTACAAATGGTACTGGTTCGTTAGGCGGCAAATAATCATACACACCTACACGTTCATCAACATTATCCCTGATACGATTAAATATTGCTTTATGAAATTCTATTAATTTCATTAAATCTCAACCTTTCGAGTAATTCTCGCACGTAATTCTGATACATATTTTGGCTCGACTGTATCAATTGATTGCTCCATGTAATCATTTGCTGGCATCGCGCCACGATTAGCACCACTTCTAGTCTTCCTTTGTCCAGTTCCCTCGCCCACCAAATGACGATGAGGCGAGCGCGATGCCACTGTCTTAGCCAATTTATGTCGCAGTCCAATTTGTCGAGAAACATCCTTTGACCTGATTCGATTCCGCAAACTCTTCTGGAAATTTTCCGTTCGATTGACATCTTCAGGAGCGCGCCTTTTTGATTCTTTGACTAATCTTGCGCTGTTACGTTTCACAATTTTTTCAAAATCTCGGATATAATCATCTTCGACTTTCGAAAGGTCTTGTGTAAATTGTTCTTTACCACCGAGCTCGAATGTCACATTTGAATCCACATTAACATGTTGTTTTTGTCCCATTATGTTTCCTCCGTTACGGAAATTTGCAAAAAGCGGTTAGCTTCACCTAGATTTATGACGTTTTCGATATTGAAAAGACGCCCTCTAAATCTTATTTTTTGGTTTCGCACCACATTTTTACGATATCTGATGGTCACTTCATAGGAAATATTAACAATCGAACGATTTGTTTCGAAGCTTTCCCCTGTATTGGTTTGAACAATTTTTGCCCATGCAGTCGCGTAAGGCTCGTAACACTCATCACTTGATTGTCCAAAAATTTGGCGACCACCAACTTCATTATCTTGACTCATGTCCTTTAGAAGCTCCACCCGCTTTTTCAGTTCCGATATGTCCACCCAGTCCCGATTGTTCACCATCGCCACCTCCATATTGTAGTTGCATTAACATGCTTGTCAGCAAAGGCTTTCTATTGGCCATTGGTGAGCGATTATTATAATCACGACTTTCATACCAATCCGAAATTATAAATCGACATAACAGTTTTGCCTTTTCTGTTTGTTTACCGAATTTCTTTTTTCCTGTTGCTTCATATAAGTAGTTCAAAGCAGCATCAATTAAGGAGCGGATGAGATAATCATCATGTATCTCATCCTCCTCGATCCTTAACCATTCCTTAACTTCTGGCAAGTCAAGCTTCATGAACCTTCACCCTCTGATGTCGTGTCAGGTTCTGGTGTCGTTGTGACACTTTCGCGTTTTTTAGTCTCTGCTTTTGCAACAGCAGCTGGTAGTTGCAGCTCACCATAAACAAAAGCCTTATCATCACGCATGACAATGTCAAAGCGATCAACAGCTCTCCACTCAACAGAATCCGTCTCCCACGCTTCCCCTGCTATATCACTAGCGCGTACTGACATCTTCATTCTGTCTTTTTTATCAATTGCTTCCTTTAAATCCCCGATAATAAAAGGCGCTTTATTATTGTCACTCGGCAAATCGTTGTTGGAAAATACGACTATTTCACGACCATCTAATGAAAATCCAGAACGCACAGTAGCGTTAGGTTGCAACATTGAACGGCCATCTTCATACTTCCAAGTAGCGACCACTTGATAACCACTTTGATTTGTGAAATAAACTTTATCAAACCCTGGATCTAAAGTAACATTGGTATGTAGCTTGACATCGTCAAAATCCTTGACTGGAACTTTTGTTCCTTTTTCAAGCTTTCCGAACACCTCTTCATTTTCAGTAACTCGCAGAACTTCTCCAATCCATTCAACCATTACGTTTTCAATATTCGCATCAGAATCGTTTAATAATTCATTAGACGCAATATAACGATCTGCATACTTTTGAACGCGCCATTCGATTCGTGCAAATTCTGGTGTTTCACCTTTTCCGATACGCCCACGTTCATCTACCTTTCTCATGCGACGTTTTTTCCCAGATGATCGTTTTTGAAATGTATCAGCCCCACTTTCAGTAGTTACTTTCGTGGTTCTGATGTAAGGAATGATACTCCCTTTTTGTTCTACAAACTGATTTATTCGAGTCCGAATATCTTCTGGAACAGTATAACCGCCCGCTTCATTATCTTTCGAAACCATCGCATTATCAACTTCAATTGTTTTTAAAGCATTAAAGAAAGCTGTTTTAACCTCATCTTTATTTTGCACTTTCAATGGCTTACCAGTATTCACAACTGCTTCTCTCTCGTCGTCAAATAATAAAGTTTCGAGAGCAAGTTCTTTCTTCAGATTATCCAGCTCCACTTTAACACTTTCAGCTTCTGCAATGTTTTTAACATTTAAAAAATTAGCCATCCTTTCTTTCGCTTCTGCAATTTTTGCATTTAAGTTAACCATTTTTTTGTTCATCTTGTGAACCTCCTATATTTTTTGAATTTAAAAAGCTATACCGTCTCCAAATATAGCTCTAACTCCTTGATTTTGCTTCGCTCTTGTAATTCGGCATGCCTATTAATCAACGTCATATTTGCTCCATTAATAAATCTCATGCGTTCAATTGAGTATGAGTTTTTAATATCGAACTCAGTCTCAATGACTTTATCCGCAAATCCCTTATCAACCGCATCGGTCGCTGACATCCATGTTTCAGCACTCATCATATCCGATAACTCTTGGCGCGTTAGACCCGTTTTGTCTTCATACATATTTAAGATCGCATCTTTCAATGTATTCAATACTTCCAATGACTTCTCAAGGACTGCAATATCACCACCTGAACTAATCGCTGGATCGTGAATCATCATGACACCACCTGGTGCAATCCATATCTCATCACAACCCATAAGAATATTAACACCTGATGACATAGCTTTCGAGTACACTATCCCTATTGTCTTACCACTTCTGTTTTTTAAATCAGCTGCAATCGCTGTGCCAGCAAAGACTGAACCACCATATGTATCAACAATAACATGCAGTTCTTTCCCCTCATGTTCAGCCAACTGCTGCCTAAACTTATTGGGGGCTGTATGCATATCTCCCCACCATTCGTATAACCAAGCATGATCATCGTCAACGATATCACCCTCAATACGCAACTCTATAATCCCGCTACCTGTATTCTCAAAATTCCAGAATCTCATTATTCACCACCACCTTTCATCTCGTTTTTATGCCACTGCGTTCCCACCATTTCAAGCGGAATATAGTTCCCATTCATAACAAGCTTATCGCCATGTTCATGATCTTCCATGTCTAGTCGATGGCGTACTTCGTTTGGTGTCATGATTCCATTATTCACATAGCCTTTCATAATCTCCGCTTGCGTTTTCTGGTCGGTTCTCAAAATAACTGAGACATCAAACTTGAATTCCAAACCGTTCTCTAATTCGGCATCGTTTAATAGTTTATAAGTCATCTCCTCTTCATAATGCTTGATGATGTATAGTAATGTGTCTGTATAAAAAGCCAAGTTTTGCGATTCTGAATTTGCATAACTTGACTTTTCATAATCATTCAAATGATTAGGCTTCACTCCGAAAGCGGCAGCAATCTGTAACGCACTTAACTTTCTGAGTTCTAAGAATTGAGCATCAGTAAGTTTAATGTCTAGTGGTTGAATTTGCATTCCTGGACCCAATGGGAAAATTTTCCCTGCATTATTCGCACCAGTCGCATACTTAATGACTCGATCCAATAATACTTTTTCGCTTTTCTCATTCAAATCACTCGTATATTGTAAAACCGCCTTAGCCGTCAAACCTTCCTTGTTTAAATTCGTTAGGAAATCTTGCGCAGCCAATGCACCTTCTATCATCATGTTCAACCGCTCTTGCACACTAACACCGTGAATGCCATCTGCAGATACCGACATTTTAAAATGTAGTATTTGGTCAGCATGAAACAAATACTTTTCTCCATTATCTGGGTTGGTAAATTGATACCAAACTGCATTTTCGTTTTTGAATACTCCAGCATCATCAATGATGATTTCCACCTGCTTGCTAGGTAAGATCCACAGATTCTTGATTTTATTCCGATGTCGGTTGATATAGATAAACGCATTGCCATGATGGGTTCTCATAGTTTCTACTGTCGCCCAGAATGTAGCAGCATCCATGTTAGGATTGGGTCGCAACATCAGCCGTTTCATGTCTGGAATTCGCTTTGTTCCGTTTTCTGCGACTTGGTATAAACGGAGCGGCAATTTCCCCAAACTCTCTGACAACATTCGTAGACATGTGAAATACGTTGCCTCGTTTTTTGCTCCTTTAGATTTCTTTCCGCCTTGCTTAATCCAGTTCAAAAAAGTTGATGAATTTAGATTTCCTAAATCTCGATAATAATTCCAAACACTCCTAACTTTTTCCGTAAATTTCATTTAACTCTCACCACCTTTCGTCTCATCATCCCAATCATCCATCATTTCTAAATAAGCATCAATCGACTTTTGAAAATTGAATCCTTCTACTAATAGCATCGCCATTTTCCAGGCATTGATAATAGCAGATATGGGATCTATTCTCTCGGTTTGACTCGCTTTGTCAATTTTCTTGTTTCCATAAGCATTTCTACTTACTTTTGCATTTATTGCTGACCATGTCAAAAGTTCGCTTTTTGTATGATATTCAACATTTCCCGCTTCAACTTCTAAAGCAAAATCTTCTGTCGGTTCAGAAAGAACTAATGCACTTTGCTTGATTTCAACACTCGGAAAGCCTAATTCTTCCAAATCGGATAAAAATGCACTTGCATTATAAGGGTCGTAGCAAATCATTTGAATATCTAGTTTGAACTTTTTAATCTGCTTTTTTAGATATTCAATGATATATTTATAATCCGTTTTGATCCCACCCAGCGTCTCAGTTACTGTCAACAAACCATTTCTTATCCACATGTCGTATGGCGCATTGTCTGTTTTAATATGTTCGGCCACTCGATTCGACGGAATAAATGAATGAGTGTGGATGTAATATTTTTTCTCGCCATTTTCCAGATAAACAAAAACCAATCCGAGTGATGTCAAGTCTCCACCTTGTGACAGGTCCAGTCCAACATAGCATTTAGCTTCTGGATGTTTTTGCAAAAACTTAGCCAAATCACGTTCTGACGCACATTTTTTCCAATGCTTTAACTTAATGAACGCATTCTTAAGGAAGCCTACCCAAATATTGAGCACTTTGGTTAGAAACTCTTTTTCATCTTCTCCACCCATATTTTTCGCTTCCACTGCCTGAACACGAATACTCTCAAGAACTGTTTCATCCCATAACGGATTCGACTTTACCCAATTACTTTCATCGTATGGATCATCATCTTCATCGAGTTCCGTTATAAAAGCAAATTGCGCCTCATCCTTAACAACCCCCTCAAGTACTTGTTTGCAATATTCATACAGCTTGTGACAAGGTCCATTCAGATTATCACCAGCTGTAGTAATAACCGAAATCAAACATTCTACTAACTTTTTAGTTCCAGATTGTAGAAGCTTATAAATTTGGTTCGTCTTATGAGCGTGATATTCATCAATTGAACCAAAAAACGGTCTGAAACCATCCAAAGTCTTAGTATCAGCCCCCAATGCTTTAATCGTTCCTCTAGTTCTCAAGCATTTTATTTCTGACGCATGCTCCCGAATCCAGAACTCTCCAGTCCTACCTTTACCATCTCCTCTCAACCATGGATCAGCATTTATAAACTTTATCGCTTCATTTACTACGATTTTCGCTTGATCTTGCTTCGTTGCTGCAGCATAGACCTGAGCATAATTGTATTTAGCGAAATTGCCAAAAAACATCACCATTACACCGTTAAAAAGCGACTTCCCTTGCTGCCTTGCTAGCTGTATGTACGATTTTCGGAATCTCCGCTTTCCATTGAGCTTTTTCCATCCATTCAAACAACCAAAACAAAACGCTTGGAAATCATGTAATTTTAATGGTCTTGGTTCATCGCCTTCAGCAAGAATCAACCGCTCTGCAAACTCAATTATTCTGTTCGCATCTTTTTCACAAAAATAATATGGAAATTCCTTAGTGCGTTCTTTCGCTAAATCATCTAAATGCCTTTTACAAGCGAGCCATTGGGTTCTTCCGCTTGGAATCAAATGCGCAACAACCGCCTGTGCATAACTTGTCACTCGATTCATGATTAAAAGTCATCCCAAGGTGACTTTGGTTTTTCTTGCGCTTCTGGAATGACTAACTTTAATCTAGCAGATAGTGTCAAACCAAGTTCGCTTGCCAGTCTTCTCAATTGCCCGATTACCATTTCTTTATTCCGTTGTAAGGAGCCGTAACTTTTATTGGCTACTTTCTTATTGCCACCTTTTTCAGTTTTGGTGGTAATCATCGGCTTTACAGTTTTGAGAGCAGTCACGATATCGACATATTGTTTCCTAGTATCTATATAGACAACTAATGTATCGACATCAAGATTGTATAATAACCCAACTTCTATCAGTTGCTCAGCTAGTTCATAAAATTCTTCAACTTCTTTTTGACTCCAATAATCAGCAGTGTATTTAGGTGGCCTAATGTTATCATCTCGACCTTTTACTAGATTCTCAGTATGTTCACGTTCTTCGATCTCTTGCTTAGTTAGGTTTTTCTTCCCATTCGCTTGCACAACTGCAATAGCTTGTTTCTTTCTTCCAGCCATGGCTTCCCTCCTTTCGAAATCATCAAAAAAGTGCACCTCCGAAAAAGAAATTGCACTTAAAACTTGAAGCTTGAAATGTGTCGAATTAACTATATAATATATTACCTTGCTTGGTTTAGAAAATTTTACTCTAAAACCAGCCATCACTTTTACAAAAAAAGTTTTCTAAAAAGGGAGTTTTCTCCACAGAAAGAGGGGGCTGTGGTTACGTAAGGATAGGCCTGCACAATTTCGCCACCCCCTGCCCTTTTGTAGCCTTACAGCGACACGAGGCCCTAATGCCCATGACTACGGCATGACCAAACAGCGGCGCACCATGCTCGCACGTTCACGATTCGTCTTGCGAGTATGACATGGTTGGCATAGCGACTGTAAGTTGGACAGTGTCAAGCGGAGTGACCAATCATCAACCAATGGAATAATATGGTCAACGACACGCGCAACAATTGGCACGCCACGACGCAAGCACTCAACGCACAAGTAATTATCACGAGTCAACACGGTAACACGCACAGCGCGCCACTCGCTACTCTGATAGAACTTCCTACTGGTTTTGTTCCGTCGATGTTCGTCATAGGTTCTGTGATAGCTTCTGCGCTCTTTTCCTCCATCTTTTACTAGGCACTTTTCACAACGTTTCTCTCGCATGTGTATTAGTGTTCCGCACCCGCATAGTTTATACATGATTTCCGTACTCTTGTTTCAGTTGGTTCATGATTTCCGCACGTTCTTTCTTGATACGTTCCAATTCCTTCCTAGCTTTCTTTCGCATGTGAGGATTGTTTATCCTCGCTTGCCACTTTTCTAGCTCGACTTCCATGTCATAGACAGCACCATTTTTAAACCACACCGAATATTTCTCACTGCATTCTGGACATTCAAAATATGTTGCTTCCACGTTATCATTTAACATTAATGTTTCGATTTTGATCTCAAATGTCTCCTGACATTCTTCGCATCTACATATATTTCCACTCATTAACAAAACCTCCAGTTGGTTATTTTTATGTCCAAGTTCGCTATAAGCGATAAATCATCGTCATATGCACGAGCATAATAACCACGTTTTTCTAGCAAATTTTCATAAGGGTTTATGATGACTTCATGCCTAGGCAGATCTGGCATCTTAATTTCAAGCCTTAGTGATGGTTTTGTTACTAAATCCGTTGTATTCATAATTCTGCGATCTATGTCTCTCAAAAATTTTTCTTTCCTAGTCAATTTAATCAACTCCTGTCATTTTGGGTAAAAAAAGACACCTGCTGGAACAGATGCCTTAAGACGTGTAAGAAATTGAGCTTCACCCAAATTTCTATAATAACATAATATCACACTTCATCGGGTCATAGCGGGTCATCTTTTATATTTTTTATACCCCATCAACGACTTTTGTAGTTTCGTTGTATTTACAACATCAGTACAAAAGGTTATAATAGGGTATACTTGATTTGAGGAGGTGCTAATCGTGGCACAAACAACTGTAAATTTCCGCATGGATGAAAATTTAAAGATCGACTTGGAGCGCCTTTGTGATGACTTAGGGATCACGATGACTACTGCTTTTACGGTATTTGCCAAAAAAGCCACTAGGGAGAATCGCATACCATTCGAACTAAGCGGCGACCCATTCTATGGTGCTAAAAACATGGCACGACTAGAAGCGTCAATCGCTAGTTTCGAAGCTGGTTCTGAAACAATTTCAAAGACAGCGGAAGAACTGGAGGAAATGGCAAATGAATAGATCGTTCTCTGAACACGCTTGGGAAGACTACATTTATTGGCAAACCCAAGACAAAAAGACTTTGAGGCGAATCAACTCTTTGCTTAAAGACATTGCTAGAAATGGCTACAACAGCATTGGGAAGCCAGAACCTCTTAAAAATAACCTCTCTGGTTGGTGGTCAGTGCGCATCAATGAGGAGGATCGTTTAGTTTTTCGCATCAAAGGGGATGTTATCGAAATCGCTCAATGCAAAGGGCATTATTGAGACCTGCGGGTCTTTTTCACTTTCAACTTACATTCATTAGTACTTTACGGCATCTACGTTTTGTCTGAGTTTCACTGTATCCTACTTCGAGTGCAACTCTCCAAAAAGGTAGGCACTCAAGGTATTTCAATCTAAAGATATTCCTGTCTCGCGGATCAGTTAAGTCGGCTATCCACTGTTCAATATCTTTATAGGCTTGTTCAGCATCATTCTTTTTTCTTTCCAAGTCTCTTATATCATCCGCTAAACTAATAATTTCATCTTCTGGTTTTGCCCCAATGCCTTTTGGCATATCGTCATATATAATTCTAGCGGATAACAATGATTGACGCTTATTAAAAATCTGCTTTTCTAATATTTCACATTCTTTTCTTAATGCACGATAAGATTCTAGCTTCTCCTTAGTCATTTCAATCATTCAACATCCACCTTTCCCGCTACTTTTGTTCCTTAAGACAAATAGCCAATAACACCTACTTCAGCTAAATATTTAACTCTTTGCGCAACGACCTCCGAACTACACCTCACCCGCTGACACAACTCTTTAAAAGCTAAATCTTGCCCCGCGTCAAGAGAATTTTTTATGGCACGCATAATTTCCCGATCGCATGATGAAAATTGTCGGCTTTTCAAAAAACCTACAAATGATGAGTCCGCATGCCTTTTCATTTCTTCAAAATTTATCTTTGCCGTCGCTGTGCATTCCAATGTCATCCTTGTCGGTGCGAGCAGTTTCTTAAAATTTTCATCACAGACTAACTCTACATCCTCTGCTCTGATTTCAGCATCCACTTCCCCACTAATTAATATTTTCATATATTTTCCTCCAAAACTGCTAATATCACCCGACTTTGTTCGAGAGATATGAAAGGACTCCATCTATCTCTGATAAGCTTTTGAATTTTTGAGTAGTTTTCTGATAACTCTCGCTCGTCATCATAATCTTGTTTTTGACATATACCTTTCCAGCATAATTGGTCTCAGCTGTCGCTTCGTGCAAAGTATCTTTATAAAACTTTTTTTCACGAAAATTTACTTCCGCATACACATACCATCTTCCGACCTTGGTAATCTGCGTTTCTACCAACAGCCAGTCATTTCTGTAGTTGCAATATCTGCACCATACTCTTTGTCCCACTCGAAGTTCCATAATTAATCACCCAGCCTTTCGAACTCGCTTTCGAGTTCTTGAATACGCCTTTCCAACGTTTCCATCAGCAAGCTTTCAATCCCTGAAACATTTACACTTTGTAGAGAGCGAAATGTGGAACCTAACCACGAATCTGCTACAAGTTCAAGAAAAAGCCCTTTTGGTTTCCTTAAGAAAATTTCCAAAGCAACAGTATCACCTCTTAAGTAGTCAACAACTTTCTCCAATTCACTTAGCTCTTTTTTTATGTCATTCGCTTTTTCAAAAACTTCATCTGTCATCTTACTCTCCTCACATTATCCAGTGGCACAATCACCATTCTTATCACGCCATCTTCCTCCACAAGGACTTTCCCTCTTTCAATACGATTACAACCACCAACACCTTCGAAAACACCACGAGTATTAGGACAGTCAACTACTTCTAACTCACCGTTGACCATTTTATCAAATTCAACCCAATTTCCAAACTTCAATTTGGCATCAATTTGCGCTAGCGCCATTACCACATAATTATCACATTGCTCAAAATCCGTTATATAAGTTATTACACGCTCTAAGTACTTTCCAGTTAATTCTTTTCCATCATATTCCATCAAGTGCAAGATGTCTCCTACTTGATAATCGCGATCGTTATATCTTATTTCAAATGTCTTAGTACCCTTTTCAACTCTGCGATAATAATTTGCGTGTAACTTCAACTCATGTATCATTTTATTCCCAACTCCTTTATCGTTTGTTCATTCAACTTCAATCCCGCTACATGGTGTTTAAGCGAAAAACCTGTCCATCCGCTACTATGAGCTTCGTCGTGATGCTTTCGGCATAACGCAATCAATCTATGTTCAGCATGATTTGCTTGGGTTCGATCCCTTCCCATTCCGATTGCATCAATATGATGCACTTCCGCTAGTTCCCAACAACATGCACATGTTCTAAACTTTAAGCATAGATACAAGTGATTCCCCACACCCTTTGCTAGTGCCTGAACCTTTTGCGATACTTCTATTCCATGGAAAAACATAAACTCCAGCACATGTTCAATAAAATGTCTAGCTGTTGTCATATCAACTGTTGATAAACTAAATTCACATATATCACTTTCTCTTGCAAATTCATCTTTTAAATATTCCTTTATTTCCCGCTTCGTGTGACCAGTTGCCCTTGCAATTTCGCCAAAGAAACAATGTAAAATAGATTGCTGTCCTGGTGAAATTTTACGACCATCATCAATACCAATCGTTACAATTGTGGATACTTTCTTTTGTGATGGCTTATAATCTGGCACATGAACTTCAAATACATATCCTTTTACTGACTTTCTGGAGCGTTTGATCTCTCCTTGGTAGTACATAACCATCACCTTTTAGTAAAAGCACCAACCAAACCCTTTTTCATTGGTTACTTCAATGGTCCTTCTATTTATAAATTCATTAATTGTTTCCATCCCATCTGGATCGTATCCTAATTCTCCCAAAGTTAACACTACGGATTCACCACCAAACCAAATTAATATTTCTTGTGTTAAATCAAGTTCCATCTATAAAACCTCCCTCAAACTTTAATTGCTATTACCTTACCCGAACAGATCATCGACCTCTTCTCTGCTATTCTCCTCGGCTCTTTCTTAGTCACTTCAAATTCTCCTTATTAGCCTTTTTTGCATTCGTATATGCACATACAGCAGACCATTATATTTATTTGTTTTTAACACACTTTCTACAAATTCATAATTCTGATACTTTGCTTCCATTTCTCGTTTTAAAGTAGCTTGATCCATTACTGCCATCTTTTCAACTTTCCTCTTGCCGAAAGCCGAATCACTGGATGTCTTTTTTGGCTCTTCCAACCCAATACTGCATGCCCATAATTTCATGCCTCTCAATCTAAACTGTTGATTTTTGTACTTCTCTGGGTCTTTGGTAATGTATTTTGATAATTTCGTAAAATCACGCCTATCGCCTGCATACTGTAATGGTTTAACAGTGGAATATCCAATCTTTTCGCGCTGCTTACCACGCCCCTTATACCAAGCGTCATGCATTATCTTCTCTGGAACTTCTCCACCATGAGAATCCATAATCAGATGAATGTGATAATGTTCTTTTCCCTTACCATTAACTTCCTCAACAACGTATATGTATTTAGCTTTTGGAAAGCCTAACTTATATCTTCTGTAATTAACTCGATCAATGTAATTAGTTGTCTCTTTCTTCAATCCCTTAATATCTTTAGGTTTGTTATCCTCGTGAAAAGTCAATGTGATCCAATGATCGCCCTCAACGAAATTGGCATGCAACTTTCTTTCCAATCTCTTACGCGAATTTTTATTGTTGAGTGTTTTCTGTTTTGCTGTTGTTTCTTTCTTAATAACAATCCCCTCTGGCATCATATACGGCCTTTCAAACACTGGATATATTTCTAGCTCTAATTGATTACCACTGATATATCTCTGGGTTTTATACGAATACTTCGTTATCAACTTATTTCTGATAGCTTCCAGATCATCTGTTATAGACAGCTCCACATCATCTATGAAACTATCCTCAACATTGTAACTATCAAAGTATTTTCTTCTTACATTACTCATTTGCTTCATCTCCATGTTTCCCTGAGTTGTTAATACCTTAAATCGAGTAGGTTAAACGTCGCAAAAGACGCCGCTTTGACTTGATTTTTTGTAGTAAAAATGATATAATGTAAGTAGTCGGTTTACATTATATTAAGACAGCACCTGTTCTAGCAGATGCCGTCTTTTTGTTTTGCCTTTTTTGTCATTTTTTGCTATAATTGTAAAAAGGAGGTACTCATTATGCGTGATAAATTTTTTGAACTCATCGTGGCGGTCAAGCATAGCGAATTTTACATTCGTCATTACGATATCAAAACAGCTAGGCATAATTTTCTTTTTAGCGCTTTGTTAGTTTCGATGTCTATTCTGAGCGTTTCAATATCTATCGCCAACACTGGGCTATTGTCTTTCATCTCTGCACTATTGACCATTACTCTTCAATTCCTACAAGCTTTAAACCAAATGTTTCCATATTCTAAAAGATTAAAGGCATTTAATTATTATAAAAAGGAAATCGCAATTTTAGCGCTTGATATGGAGAATGAATTTTTAGATATAGATTTACACGGTCACGAGGATGAAAGAATCTCGTCATCTCTTAGACATTTTAGAAATCGAATGAAAGAGCTAGACAATATCTACTTAAAAGAATTACAACTCCCAACTTGTACGAAATGCGACTCAAAAGCTTCCATTGATAACGATAAATATTTTGATTACTATTATACGGAGGAATCTAATGATGAATCATAAATCCACTTCTCGTTCACAAAGACGCTTCGACAACAGTTCTACACCTACACCAACTCGCAAAGTAAAAACACCGCCACCACCTAAACCTAAAACCAAAAGTGTTAAAAGAGAAAGATGACATTATTACCGTTCATTTCTTCTTATTACTTCTACCTTCTTTTCAGTCATGTAACAAGCGGCTAAGGCTTTAAGCCCATTCATAAATAGCATTCCCACTGCAACACCTATCAAAAATATCCGAACTTCCATCTTCCTCAACCTCCTTGCATAACTTTGAACATTGAGACAGCACTTGTTCTAGCAGATGCCGTCTTTTTTTGTTTTCTTCTTTCATTCTAATCTTCAAAATCAAGCTTTCCTTGCTCTTCTTTAATTTCATCCAGAACAAAACCACCATTTCTCGAATCTTCCTCAATCCTAAATCTCGTTTCAACATCAACAGCTTTTGCGAGTTGAGATTTCACTTTAACTTCCACCAGAACTTCTTTTCGATCAGCAGTAGGAGAAAAATCAAGGTCTATTCTAATTTTTCTTTTTTCTGCTGGATCTGTATAAACGTCATGAATGTTGTCTATAAGTTTTCTAATCTCATTATCCAATAAAGCATCAACTCTTTTTTTTGCCACAGTGTAAATATTAATCATTCAGACTTTCCTTTCCCGCTTCAATACAGCTCTTTCAAGCCACAAAATCAGCCTGTTTATTTTTCATATCTATAAACGCATCAATCTTTTGTTTCATCAGATAGGCACCCTCATCTGGACTTCTAGCTTTTTTTATAATATTAATCAAATCTATTTCAGTAATGATACATTCGATGTTTCCAGAAATTTCAGACCAATCCACATCCAATTTCACAGTATCATTATGCCAAATGATCCCTTTAATACCTATATCATTCTTCTGAGCCATCGAACTTGCAATAACACCATATTTTCTTCGCACTCGTTCATAACTTACCTTCCTAAACATAGCTAACACCTTTCCCATCTTACATTGACTAACTTCTTTCTTGTTTTTCTATTACAAATATCCATAACAGTTTGATAGCTTACAAACAAATCCTTGGCTGCCTTTCTTGCGCTCGACCACGAGTCGATCACTACACCATCATCATCTAATAACTCTACAGGCTTATTTCTCGAAGTCCCACCCGTTACCACACTTCGCTTCTGGTAAGTCGACAACTCCAGATTATCGACATGAGAATCCACAAGAATGCCATTTCTCCTGATCACTATCGCACCTTTCGGGATGCTACCGATCCATGTCTCATAAATCAACCTCGACACTATAAATTCTTTGCCATTATCACTCTTGTGCAAGCAAACAACATGCCTATTATGATGAACGTAGGTTTTTAACTCTTTCGGATGTCTATTTTTGTAATGTCTAAAAATTTGTCCTAATTCATTACAAGAATATTTATTTTCATAACCCTTAATCCAACGCATTAGCTAGCACCTCCATTTTCAAAATAGCCTCATTTGTCTTTGGCATTCTGCTGTTTTTGGATTCAGCCACAACACTTCTTTTTTTCGTTGCGCAAATTCGGTTGATGCCATTCTTTCAACTTTCATCCAATCTTTCAAATGCTCATCATACAAATTACTACTATAACCACTAAGAAGTACAAATCCTTTATGCTCCTTCAGTACTCGTAAGAGTTCGACATGATCCTCATCGGTCATTTCATTGGCATAGTGGCGCTTAGTTCTAGTCTTCAACAAATAAGGTGGATCAGCATATATAAGACAATCTTTACGATTATACTTCCTAATTAGGTCAACTGCCGCCCTCTGCTCTATTTGAGTCATTCTTAGCCGTTCAGCCACTTCCGCGATTCTTTCTGGCAAACCACTCCAATCTCTTACCGCATGACTAGCTACCGAATCTACATTATGGCGCCACCCAGTCCGATCCGATGTTTTCCCACCTCTTGCCATCCAACATCTAATCATGAATAACCTAGCACGCTCTATATCATTTATATCTTCACT